AAGACTATGGAATCCTCAAGATGATTTAGGAACAAAAGTAGCAAATACGCTTACTGAATTATTTAGAACAGCTTCTCCTGGATCTTTAGCACAATTTAGAAGATTATATCTTTCTGGTTTTGGACAGAAGGATCAGTACAATAGAGGATACAAGTTTTTAAATGAATCGAGTGGTTTACTTGGTTTTAGAATACAAAATCCTTTTGTTGAAGATGGTATAAATTTTAAAATTTCTGATAACAAAAGAGCTGTGGCTGACTCTAAAAGATTATTTACAAGTGTTGCTTATAAACCAAATGCTACATCAGCAGAAATAATAGATGCTTATAATAAAGCAAATGATGCTAAAAAAAGAAATGATCAAGCTTTATTTAAACAAATACAAGCTGCTAGAATATTAGGCGTGGGGGATAGACAAATAAAAAAAATTATAGGAGAAAGATATTCTGCCACAGAATCAAGAAAACTTTTAAGAAATCAATTTACACCAATAAAAGTATCTGATTTTGCATTTCAAACTATGAAAAAAAATTCAATGACAAGAGATGGAAGTGATATCAGTAGAGTAGTGAGAAGAATAACAAACGATATATACAGAGGACAAAGTAGAACAACCTTATTTGATAATCCTAGTAATTTATTTGATAATATAATTAACATTGTACCATCAGAACCACTAACAACTAGGCCGAAAACAAGTGATGCAGCGCCTCTCATAAGCTCTGCACCTACTGTTACAACACCTATTGCACCGAATGTTGTTCCTGCAGGAGGAACAATTTCACAAACAGACAGATCTCAACTTGCCAAAAGCGGTAATATTGATATAACTGAAGCATTAGTAAATAGAGGATAATATGGCAAGTAAACGTAGAGGTGGAAGAGCAAGTTCTAAAAGAAGACGAGCAGCAGCTTCAGCTAAAAGAAGACGTGATGAAAGAGCTGGTATTGACAGAAGAGGTGCTTACTTATCTAGTGGCGGTAGCAGAGGTGATAGAATAAGATCTAGAACAGCTACAGGTGGCACAAGCTCAGGTAGAGAAAGAGGCATTGCTGCCGCTAATACATACAATAGAAATAAAAGAGAAAGAGATCTAGAGCAGAGTGTAGGTAGTCTTGATAGACGAGTAGAGAAAGCTTTAGCGGATGGTAATACAGACTTAGCTAAAGATTTACGTTCACGACAAAATAAATTTGTAAAACGGTTAGGACTTGAAAGAGCTAGAAAAATTGGTGGTGGAACTATTCAAGGCAATGTTAGAACAAGTGATGGTAATCGACCTTTAACGACAAGAGGCTTTGATATATTTCAAAACACTGTTGACCAAGACTTTAAAGATCCAACAAGAAAATTACAGAATCTTTATCCAGATCAATTTGGTACAATGTATCCAATTACAAATGTACTAAACAAAGGTCCTCTTGCATTTCGAGGAATACAAGCCGCACTTGGTGATAGAAAAAGAAAACAAATACCTTACAATTTAGAAGACATGCCTGGTGTAAGATATCCTTTGCAACGAACACCAGTAACAACAAGATCAGATAGACAAGGTGCATTTGATGAGCCAGATATGACTTTATCAGACAGACAACCACAATTTGGTGATGATAATTTGGTTCCAGCTCCTATCATTCCTGTTTCAGAAGAAGATTTAATAGATCAAGGTATTGATCCTAATTTTATTCTTCCTGTTCAAGATGATCCAGATACAGATATCATAGAAAAAGATTCAAATGTAGGATCAGCTTTACAACAAGCTTACATACAACAAGAAAAGATGAAAGAAAAATACATGCCAGATAGAAAAACTTTTAATCCTTTTATGTTACCTGAGGATGCAAAAGAAGAATTAAATGAAGTTGCAGCAAATGCATTAGCAGAAGGTGAAAGACAAACCTATGGAGTGCAGCTTACTGATGCCGACTTAGCTAACATAGGAATTAACAGAGCATACTACAATATGAATTTTGATACTCCCATAGTTCAAAAACAAGTAACTAAATATTTAGAAGACCAAGCACGTAGATCAATTGAAGAGGACACTCCTGCATATGGACAAGGATTTGAACTTCCTTTTGAAGTAGCTAGTGATAAACCAATTCCATCATTATTTAACTTGTTTGGACAAAACGATGTGGATGGTTTGGATGTTGCGGCTAATGCTAGTGCGGCTAATACTCCAGCTATAGTAAATGAAGACATTCCTACAGATGAAGTATATATTCCTTTATCTCAGAGATACGCTAATTACGAATGATTAAAAAAATTAACATCACCGCAATTATTATTGCAGGTATAACTGTTATCTACAGTTATGGGATGTTAGTAAACAGAGTCGTTGCCAATGAAAGTAAGATAAAAGATTTAGATATGTTGCGTATTGATGCACGGCTCTCGGTCATTGAAGCGAATGTTGTAGCTATTAATGATAAGATAGACGAAGCTATTGATTAAGTTTCTTTTTTAATTTCTTCTACACATTCAATAGAAAAACGAAAGTATGGATTCTTTTCAAATTTAGTCCAGCTTTGTTCAATCATCTCACATTGTTCTTGATTAAGTTGCATACTTAAAACGGATTGATTACCTGTATACACCCAAGAGCTACCATTAAATCCCCATAAACTTACCACTAATACAAATGTTTTAATCATTCTTATAGAAGTAGCACTTTCCTTCTTTAGTTACCATGAGTAATTTTATACCCATTTTTTTCTGTAATTTTGTGGTCATTCTTCTTATCTTATGACCTGCATGTGTGCCTGTTTTTCTTATACTTTCACTTTTTACATCTATCTTTATCGTTTTTCCTTTGTCATTTAAAGCAATCAAGTCGCATGGCCCAAGGCCACTGATGTTATGAAAAACGTAGTAATTTCTTTTAGTTAGCCAGTGCATGGCTACAAGATGGTTTAGAAAACCAATCTTTTGCTTTCTATTCAATCTCTCCCCACGAAGGTCCTACCTCGCAGTCTACTTTACAAGGAACTTTTAATGGCACAGCACTTTGCATAATCTCAATAACTTTTTTCTTTTGTTCTTCAGAGTATACAGAAATATCTAGTTCATCATGTACCTGGATTAAAGGTGTAATACCTTCTTTAAAAACATCTATCATTGCTTTTTTTGTTTGATCAGCAGCGGATCCTTGAATTAATCTATTCAAAGCTTTGTATGTCCAAGCACGTTTTATTCTATTTATACCACCATGCGCTATCTCTGCTTGTTCTTTTGGTAATGGTTTATGAATACCATAGGTTGAAGGTTCCCATAAATCAAAACGACATTTACGTCCTAGTATAGTACGAATATGTCCTCTCTTCTGTGCTCTATTCATCGTACCATCAGTCAATACTTTTACAAAAGGAACTGTAGAATGATATTGTTTAAAAATATCATCAACATCTTCTTTATCTAATCCTAATTGAGATCCAAGTTTACCTTTACCCATACCATACATCATACCAAGATTAATTGTCTTGGCTTGTTTACGATCTATGCCTGCCATATCAGCAACGACTTGATGAAAATCAGTGTCTGGTTTATTGTTATAATCATTTAATAATTTTTTTACAGAAGCAACATCCCAATCAGACACCTCACTAACCAAGGCTCCATAATGTATAAGAAGACGAGGCTCTTGTTGTGAATAGTCAAAACATCCCCACTCTTCACCTTTTTCTGGTACAAAAAGTTCTCTTATTTTAGGACCTATATCTTTATTACGAGCTGGTATCTGCTGCAAGTTAGGATTTTGCATGCTTAATCTTCCTGATATTGTACCACCTGTCTCTGAACGTAGTTGATTTACATCTGCATGTATGCGACCACGATAAGAATGTTTTAAAATAGAATCTATAAATGTTGTTCTTGCTTTATTTAACTCTCTTGCTTTTACTATATTCTGTGCAAACGGATTAGAATGAGTTGCTAAAAAATTTTTATCAAAGCTTGGTAATCCAGTTGGTGTTCTATTGTATTTTATTTTAAGTTTATCAAAAGCTTTTGCAATTGATAATGGAGCAAGTATCTCCACCTCAAAACCACATGCTTTATATAAGCCAGATAATATCTTCTTCTCTGAATTTTCAAAATCTTTTTTAATACGTTCTGCTTTTTCTGTATCAATGCGTACCCCTTTCTTTTTCATAGCGAATAGAACATGAAACAGTTCTGATTCTGTATTAAATATATCTGTTAACTCTTGTTTAACAATCTCTCTTTGTAATACTTTCCATAACTTCAAAGTAACTGCAGCATCTTGTTCAGCGTAAGGACCAACATACATTGGCGGTAACTTCCACATCTCACTCTTTGCATCTACACCCCACTCTTTTGCAGCTTCATACAATAAAGATTCTGATTTTGTTTCTCCAACATACTCTTTTGATAAATCTTTAAGAGAATAATTAAATCTATTTTCATTTAATAAAGGTGCAGCAATCATCGTATCTATTATTCTGCCGTGCACTTTTAATCCTAATGCATCTAACCATCCAACATCATACATGGCATTATGAAATACTTTATCACAAGGTAATTCTAAAATAGGTTTAAGTTGATTAAGAAAAACTTTTTGATCAAAGTTACCACCGCCTTCATGTGCTATAGGATAGTATCCTTCCCAACCATCCACGGCCAACGCAACACCAATAACTCTTCCTTGTTTTGTAGCCCATCCAGGTCCTACACTATTTTTTATACCATCATCTTTTGTTTCTAAATCAATGGCTATCTCTTTTGCCTCTCTTAAATCTGGCACTCCTTCTGGTGGTAGCCACTCACTTGGAGTTTGAAAAAGAGAAGGTTGTCTCACTTCGTTCGCTCATCTATTTCCCCTGCAATAGCTGCATAGGCCGCCAAGTCTACATAGCTGTCTGGTTTATGTGCATGCATTAGTCTAGCAACTTTAACTAAAGCCATACACATTGCCACATCATGGGGTGTTAATTTTTTGCGGAGGAAAATCGACCACAATGCAGCAATGTTCTCATGATTGGTAAGCTTATCGCCGTAGTCTTCTTGGCGATCACCTCCAACTAATTCTTTTGCTTGTTCTAAAATATTTTCACAGATCATAGTTCTGTAAATTCTCTGTTAGATTGGCTCTCAATAATGTGTAAAGATTTTTTTGCTCTTGTTGTAGCAACGTAAAACACTCTCCTCTCATCGTCTCTTTTTTGCGCAAGACTTAGATCTGCCTTACGTGGTAAGTCCTTTAATACCATAACATTGTCTGCTTCGCCACCTTTAGATGCATGAATTGTAGATAATTTTATATTTTTCGATTTATTAAAGGATGATCTGCGCATTGCTGCATTGATATAACGTTGCATCGATTCTGGTATTCTATCTAATGCAATGTTCCATTCACTATTTATGTCAGCATTTAAACCATGACCCACGACTAACGATTCGTAATTATATTTAACTTCTTCACTCGCTGTCTTTATGGCTTCTTTATGACCATGTTCTATATTACCATTGCCACTCATGTAATAATAAATATCTTGTGCTGCAAATACATCTATCTCGTTTCCTTCTTTTAAATTATTCCATCCTTGTATTGCTCT